AATGCGATGAGAGATGGGCGGCTTAGCCCTTCGCAGCGGGATTGGGCGATTAGCTATTGCCAGGCCGATCCCAACGGGTTTGCAAGATTCGCCGCTAACCAGTCACCGCTACTAACTATCGCAGCAGCAGTGCGAGCTGGAGGCCCTGACTTCCGGGGGGTTCAATTGAACCAGCGGCCAGACGAAATGGCAGTGAACGAGCGCGCGGCGGCGGTGCTGAGTCCAGTTGAAGGAGCAATCTGTGTGCGTCTCGGAATCAAGCCGCGCGAGTACGCCGCGCGGAAGTCGGGAGCCAGAGATTTCCTGGAGCTCACTTGAATCGATGACAGCCAGCCCAAGGCAGTCTACTAGATAACAACAGGCACACGGTGACAGGATGGCAGCACTAACTAATTCACGGAACACACCTGAACTGGCGGACGGCGGCCGGATCCAAGTGTACCCAGTCGAAGCGAACACCACTATTTTCCTGGGCAGCATCGTCGCACTGAACGGGAACGGCAACGCCGTGCCCGCTTCGAGCACGCCCGGTCTGAAGGTGATCGGACGCGCCGACATGATGAGCAACGGATTTCCCGGCCAGGACGCCGTGAATAATCCCGGTGCGGCGGGTGCGATCGCGATTGTAGTTCGGCGCGGCGCCTTTATGTACGCAGTCAATGACGGCTCGATTGGCGCGCCGCAGGTTGGAGTTATCGCTTTCGCAGTCGATGATAATTCAGTATCGCTGTCTGACGGGAGCGGGGCGACGGCGGTAACGGCTCAAGCGACTGTTTTCCCGGCCGCAGCCTCGGCGCAGATCATAAGCCTGGGCCACGAGAACGTCAGTAAGGTCAAAGTACACAGTACGTCTGCTGGAGGTACCGTCTACGCGGAAGGGACTGACTACGCAGTAGGCTTCCAAACCGGACTCGTGATGCTGATCAGCGGTGGCGGGATTGCGGCGGCAGCGACCGTATACATCGACTATAGCTGGGGGGCGCCGACGCGGAGCGCCGCCGGCCGGATAGTAGGAATCGACCCAAGCGGCCAGGTATGGATCGACTTTTGGCATCAGTCACTGGCGGCAATTTGAGCCTGATGACATTGTCTCCCAGCTTTCGAGCATACATCATCCCGACGGTCCGAGCGTGTTCGGCGTGGAGTAAAGGGTAATGGAAATAACCGCAGGAAATCTCACTGCTCTGTTTACCGGGTTCGACATTATATTTCAGCGCGGCTTCCAGAAGCCGCCCTCATATTATGAAAAGATAGCCACGGTCGTTCGTTCTACCTCTCGGCAAACCACCTATCCATGGCTTGGCCGGACGACCAAGTTCCGCGAATGGCTAGGCGATCGCGTCGTCCAAGCGCTCGAGACTCATACTTATACGATCGTCAACAAAGACTTCGAAGACACTATCAGTATCAGCCGGAATGATATCGAGGACGATACCTATGGCGTCTACGAGCCCGTAATCGAGCAACTCGGGTAGGACACCAAGGTTCATCCGGATTCATTGTTATTCACGATGCTGAAGAATTCGGTCAACAATCCGGTGAGCGTTGCGGCTTTTGACGGACAGCCGTTCTTTGCTGCAGCTCATCCGGTGGGGCCGCTAGGCACTGCCGGTGACGTCCGCGACAGCGTGGCGTCGAATATCAATACGTCCGGAAGCGGGCCTTTCTGGTTTCTGATCGATGCGTCGCGCGCAATTCGTCCATTCATCTTCCAACTGCGCCGCGAATACGCAGTAACCCGGATGGATACGCTTAACGATGAAGCAGTATTCAATCGGCGCGAGTACCGCTTTGGCGTAAATGGACGGGCGAATACCGGTGTCGGGCTGTGGCAGCTCGCATACGCGAGCAATATGGACCTGAGTAATCCGGTGAACTATGGCGCGGCGCGGTCGGCGATGCGCTCATTCAAGACCGACGGGGGTTTGCCGTTTGGTGCATTGACTAGTGCAGAGGACACGTACTTGATCGTTCCGCCGTCGCTCGAAGAGAGCGCTCGTCAATTGCTCAATTCGGAATTCATGGTTGGCGCGTTTGCGAGCGCGAGTGTGCCAGCTAGTAATATATGGAAAAACAGCGCGAATTTAATCGTCAGTGAATATCTGGCGTAGATAGCGAAACGCGCCGTGGCCGGCGGGTCAGATCAGACTCGGGACGGTCTGAATAATGTGGGTTTGTGGAAAGTGAGTGAGATAGCCAGTGACATACGCTAGCTCTGACGACATGATAGCAAGATATCCGAACCGCGACCTCGTGCAGCTGACTAACGAGGACCCTACGCAAAATACGATCAACACTACCGTGATCGATCAGGCGCTAGCGGATGCTTCGGCCGAGATTGACGGATATCTCGACGGGCGCTTTGCACTGCCACTGACTAACGCGCCGGCAGTGCTGAACCGGCTCGCCTGCGACGTTGCGATGTACCGGTTGCAATCGCTGCGCCCGATTCACGACGTAGCAGATGCGCGGCAACGTTATGAAGACGCCGTGCAGTTGCTGGTGAGGGTGGCGCGCGGGGAAGTAACGCTGGGTCTGACCTCAGATAACCTGGAGCCGGCGGAAGGGCTAAACGTGATTGAGATCCAAGAAGGTTGTGGCGGCGCACCGATACGGATTTTCAGCCGGCGAAAGCTGCAAAGCTATTAGCCGCACGGGGACTAGCGAATGGCGGCAATAGTACTTGACGGACCTTGGGCTGGGAGTTCGTTCGCACCGCCGCTGCCGATCGATATTGGGACGATTGAGCTAGCGCTCGTGGCACGTCTAGCGTCGCAAATAACTACTGTCGAGGTGGTGCATTTTCCAGATGTGCCACAGGCGTACCGCCTGACGCATCGAATCGGCGCGGCGTTGGTACGCTACCAGGGCGCCGATTATGGGCCATTGCATGATACAGCCGCAATTGTTCAGGAGCGAATACTGAAGTTCGCAGTATCGTTGCTGGTGCGGGATGTAGGATGGAGCTTCGGCGGTGAGCCAGATGGGACGAGCCCTGGCGGATACGCATTAATGGAAAGTGTGCGCGGAGCGCTGACGGGTTTCAGGGTTCCCGGCTTCAGTAAGATCTACCCGGTTCGGGAGAGATTTCTCGAGCGAGACAAGCAAGGTGGCGTGTGGATTTACGAGATCACCTTCGCGCTCAAGACGCTGGCCGTCGAGCCTTCCAGCGTGAACAACTATCCGCTGTTTGTGCTAGGCGTGGCGCAGGAAGAGGGGGGAATCACGACGATCACCGTGGCAGCTGTACAATATTCATTCGATGCCAACGGTGAGATCACCCTGCCTCAGGGAAATATTATGGCGATCGAGGTCCTGAATCCTTCGACCGGAACGGCGTACAGTGCGGGAGCTGATTACAGCGTAAATACTGTATCGGGCGTGATTGACCTTAACCCTGTGGGAGCAATCCCGGCAGGCGCTACAGTGAGTATAGGGTATAGCTACGCCGAGACTGTGATCGCGACTCCGGCGCAAGACGGTGATCCAACAGCGAGCGGAAGCTGAAACGCGCAACGTACGCCGAAGCGTTTATGGCGGTGCCAACCACGTCTGCATAGTAACAGCGGCCGCTGAATACCGTTAGTCCGCGGAATAAATTAACAGAGGTAAACTGAATGCCCGCGTCATTTCTTCACGGCGTCGAAGTAATTGAAACAACAACCGGTCCTGCGCCGATATCGGTAGTCAAGTCTTCAGTGATCGGACTGGTCGGTACAGCGCCGGTATGGAATGTCAAAGCGCCAGCGTCGGCGCCAGGAACTAACGTTCCGACCCTGGTCAGTTCCCAGTTGGATGCGGCGAATTTCAGCGCGATGGTGCAGGGTTATACGATCCCGTATGCGCTGAACGCGATTCTGCAGCAGGGCGCAGGCCAGGTGATAGTGGTAAACGTCTTCAATCCGGCGGTGCATGCTACATTCCTGATTCTATCGGCGACATTCTCCGCTGCCGGTGCGATCAACCTCGGGCATATGGGGATCGCAACTATCTCTGTGCTGCCGACGACGACCGCGTCCGTCAGTGGCGAGGTTCATACGTTTGCGGGCTCACCCGCAACAATCCAGCTAAGTCATGGCAATGTGGCAATCGCGAGTGTGGTCGTGACCAGTGATCCTGCTGGAACGACATACGTTCAAGGCACTGACTATTCGGTTAACGCGTCGACAGGTCTGATCAGCCGCCTGGCGGGCGGAGCGATCACTGCGACTGAGGAAGTATTGGTAAACTATAGTTACTACTCGGGGACAGCATATGTAGCCGGGCACGACTACAACACCGATGTGATCAATGGGGTCATTACGCTTACCACGGGAAGTGCAATCGCGGCGGGCGCAACGGTTGCGGTGTCGTTCAGTTATGGCGATCCGACCAAGGTAAAGGACAGCGACATTATCGGAGCCGTGACTAATGGCAATTATTCCGGTCTGCAAGCGCTGATGACGACATTCGGCACCATGGGCTTTTTCGCGAAGGTGCTGATCGCGCCGGGCTATTCCCAGAATGCCGATGTCGCCACTGCCATGCTGGCATTGGCGGGGCAGATTCGCGGCATGGCACTGATCGACTCGCCACCGAGCACGACGCCAGCGACCGCGATCGCAAATCGGGGTGTCGCCGGGAATGCCTTTGACACGAGTTCCACACGGGCCATTCTCTGCTACCCACAGGAGACTTTCTATGACACCGGACTGGTGCCTACCGGCGTGACATTGAATGGGACGACGCCGGTTCCTGAGGTGGCGAATCAGAACGCGGTCGGGCCGTATTCGCAATGGGTGGCGGGAGCAATAGCGTATCAGGATCTGCAGAATGGCTATTGGTGGTCGCCCTCGAACACGCAGGTGAGCGGGATACTGGGCCCTGACGTTACGCTCTACGCCTCGCTACTAGATGCGGCGTCGGACGTTAACAACTTGAACGCGAGCGGGATCGTAACGGTATTCAACGCGTTCGGAACGGGCCTGAGGGTGTGGGGAAACCGTTCGGCGGGGTATCCGGCGATTACTACTTCAGACAACTTCATAAGTATCCGGCGAACGATGGACGTGATTGAGGAATCGATCGAATTGGCGATGCTGCAGTTCATGGATCAGCCGATAACGAATGGGCTGATCACGGCGATTCTTGCCAGCGTCAACGCATTTCTGCGCAGCTTAATTCAGCGCGGGGCGCTGGTTGCTGGCACAGCGTCGTTCAATCCATCTGAGAATCCGTCCAGTCAGATCGCTGCGGGCCAACTGGTATTCGATATCGACGTGATGCCGCCGCCGCCGGCTGAGCGTCTGACTTTCAATGTGTATATCGATTCGACGCTGCTGAGCCAGCTAGGTAACACGAGCGCACTAACTGGTACCGCGGCCAACGCCTGAAGCGAGTGATCACGGCGGTAAACTGAAGGCAGGCGTCTGCGGGGAAAAGCGGAAGAAGGTATGTGACGTATGAATATCGCAGTTAATCGAATCACGAACGCGAACATCTACATTGACGGGGTCGGGTTGCTGGGACGCGCTGAAGAGATTGAGGTCGCGCAGCCGAAGCATCGGATGGTCGATCACAAAGGTCTGGGAATGGCAGGCACCGCAGAATTCTGGGCCGGGGTTGACAAGCTCGAAGCGAAGATAAAATGGGCTTCGCTATACCAGGAAGCGTTGTCAGCAGTAGCCAGTCCATTTGTTTCTCACTTATTCCAGGTGCGTGGCAGTATCGAACAATATACAAGT